GAGTTTGTCATCAAGAAAGATGCAGTCAAGCGTTACGGCGTCAAGATGCTTGAGCAAATCAACAGGCGCAAGATAGCCAAGAAGCAAGTCAGCAAATTCTTTAAGAATCATGGCTGACAATCGGTTAAGCACGTTTCTGCCTAATCGCAGCGTCATGGGCGCAAAAATGTTGCAACGCCCAACAGAGCCTTACCTGCGCCAACAAGCGCCCGAGGTGTATGGTGGCCTGGGTGGGCTGATGGGCATGGCACCAGACGAGATGAGCGGCAGCGTCTTAGACCCAAACACCGCCCGAGTCAGGCAAGGCGCTCAGATTGGGTTTCCAGTGGGCACAGCGTTACAAGTAGCACCACTCGCACCAATGCTTGCAACAGGCGCAAAAGCAACAGCCAGAGCGTTAGGGCCAACCGCGGTCCGAATGGGCGAGGGTTACTTGCAGCGGCAGGGGTTGATGCCTGGAGCAAAAGAGCCAGGAATGTCTTTAAGCAGTTTAATAGACAACCCGCAAGGATTAGCCAATTCAATCACAGAACAAAAAGTTCTTGCTGCACAAAACAAAATTATAAAAAGCAAAGCATATGACGATTTGTCAAGCAAACAAAAAGTTCAAGCGTTAGATTCAGTAAGAGCAAAAATTGAAAAAACTGGTGTTGTCAGAAAAAAATCTAATTTAATGAAAGTTGTTAATGGCGAAGAGGATATTGCTGATTCAATATTAACTAACGAGGCATTTAAGATTACTGGAGTAATTCCCAGATCAGTGGTTGATGATGCGTTGTTAACCAGAACCAGGATGAAAGCAGAACCAGCAACAACCCCTGGTGCAAATGCTAGTAATGAAGAATGGAAAGCATGGGGAGAAAAGCACGGCGTAAACATGACGCTGACTGAACCAAAATCTTTAGGGATTACTGATTTGACCAGCAAACGTGAAGTTCAGATACCAGGCGGGTTAGAAGGCACATTCACAATTCCTGATATGTTTTGGATGAAAGCCAACAATATTGACCCGGCATCATTGCCAAAAGAAACCCATGATGCGTTGATGAAGAAATTGATACGGACGCACAAGGTAGAAACCCCAGATCAAGTTGACGTTTTCAATCGGTTAAATTTTGCTTTGTTGTCCCCCAATGCACCGTTAACTCCCAACGAGTTTTTGGCGCAGCGGATGCGCCTGACTAGCATGGATGAGTTGGAGGCACTGGCGGCACGAGTTGGTGAGCCTGGACTAGGTAGGACAGCGCAAGAACAAACAGGAGTGCAGGCCGCTGCTCGAGGCGGGATGGGCGTGTTGGGTACTGCTGATCTAGGCAACCAGGCAATGTTGGCAAAGTTGATTATGCAAAAGCCAGAAATGTTTCAAATGGCCCCTGGCGAGACAATGCGCGATGTGACAATTAGGGTAATGAACCAGGTGCCTGGGCTAGGCCCGAAAACAGCATCACTTGGCACACCGTGGCTGAATTTGGAAAAAGCCAATACGTCAGCAGTTGACCTGCATATGATTCGTCATTCATTCAATCGTATGTTGGACGACCCCGTAGTTGGCGAAGCATTTGTTAAACGAATGGCAGGGAAATTAAAAGTTGAGCCAAACAAAGCAGCAATTTTAGAAAAACCTGCACAAGAAATTGAAGATGCCGCAATTGATGTGATTGGCGGTTCATCATTGGCAAAAACGTATCGGACAAAATCTGGTGAATTGAATGCAATTCCAGACATTGCAACGCCTGACAAATTGGCGTATGAGCCAAAACAAATACAGGATTTCAACCCGTTCTACAAGCGAGTGGTTGATTATGTAGATGAATCCAGGGGAATGAACCCTGAGTTGGAGTTGTTTCCAGAGCAGTGGCGCAAGTGGGACATTTACCGCCAGCGCATAGAGCCACATGAGTTTGCCCATCCTGACTACCGATCATTGCCAAGGCAGTCCTGGACGGAAATGCGTGATGCCTTGACTGCTCACAAGCAAGCTGGCTACACACAAGCTGACAACCCAGTGATGGCACCAACTGATTGGCGCAAGCTGTATTACGGCAGCATACCCCCATTAGGTGTAGGGGCAGCAATGCAAAATCAGCAACAGAACAGCATAAACTCTTTTATCCAATGATAAAGATTGTTCTGGTTGTCATCCTAGTTTTAGTCATTTATGCTTTGATTGAGAAGATTTAAAGCATAAAATGCTGCAATTAATATGATTTCCCCTTTATAAAATGGTAGAGCACGAACCAACCGCCAAAATGCAACGCCTGGTTGAGAACACCAGCGGGTTAGGCTTGCCCCATGAGCAGATAGCTATCCTGGTTGGGATTGACGACAAGACGCTACGCAAGCATTACCGCACAGAACTGGATACGGGCAAGGCCAAAGCCAATGGGCAGATAGCCAGGACATTGTTTGACAAGGCAACCAGCGGCGACACCACGGCACTGATCTGGTGGACAAAGACGCAGCTGCGGTGGGCCGAGACAGTCAAGCAAGAGATCACGGGTAAAGACGGTGAAGCGCTGCAAGGCATCCAGGTGACCTTTGTTAAGCCCAATGACTGACGCCAAGGCCGAGTTCCCACTCAAGCTGCAAAGCCTGTTCCAGCGCAGCCGTTACAAAATTTGCTACGGCGGCAGGGGCGGTGCTAAGTCTTGGGGGATAGCCAGGGCATTGCTAATCAAAGGGGCCAAGCAGCCAACCCGCATACTGTGCGCCCGTGAGTTCCAGACCAGCATCAGGGATAGCGTCCACAAGCTGTTGTGCGACCAGATCGAGGCATTGGGCCTACATTCTTTCTACGAGATCACTCAGGCCAGCATACGAGGCTCCAACGGCACCGAGTTTGCCTTTGCCGGGTTGAAGAACAACATCAGCAACATCAAGTCATTTGAAGGCGTGGACATCTGCTGGGTGGAAGAAGCCCAGACCGTCAGCCGCTTGTCGTGGAACGTGCTGATACCCACCATCCGCAAAGAGGCCAGCGAGATATGGGTTAGCTTTAACCCTGAACTTGAAACAGACGAGACTTATAAGCGCTTTGTTTTGCTGCCGCCTGATGATTGCATCCAGATCAAGGTCAACTGGTCAGACAACCCTTGGTTTCCCGAGACACTGCGCCTGGAGAAAGATGCGCTCAAAGCCCGTGACGAAGAAGCCTACAACCAGGTCTGGGAAGGTTTGTGCCGCCAGACAGTGGACGGTGCCATCTTTGCCAAGGAAATGCAGCAGGCCGAGTTAGATGGGCGCATCTGCCGGGTGCCGTTCGATGCCACCAAGCCTGTCCACTGTGTCTTTGATCTGGGCTGGTCTGACAGCACCGCCATCTGGTTCCTGCAGTTCGTGGGCATGGAAACCAGGCTGATTCGGTACATTGAGGACAGCCAGAAGACCATCAGCTTTTACTTGGCAACCATGCAGACCTACGGCTACCATTACGACACTGTTTGGCTCCCGCACGATGCCGAGAACAAGACGCTGGCAGCAGCTGGGCGCAGCATTGACGACATTGTGAGGGCAGCAGGCTACAAGACCCAGATATTGCCGCGGGTTCCTGTGGTGGACAGCATCAACGCTGCCAGGACAATATTCAGCAACTGTTACTTTGACCGAGAACACGCAGCAGATGGTCTGGCCTGTTTGCGCCATTACCGCTACGAGGTAGACCCCGACACCGGGCAATTCAGCCGCAACCCCCTGCACGACCATTACAGCCACGGCGCAGATGCCTTTCGGTATATTGGCCTTATGATTCGGGAACCGCACAAGCGCAAACCCAAGCCAGTTGCCGAGGCCGCAGGCTCCTGGATGAATTGAGGATTGACCATGAATGACCCACGCATTGACGAAGCCATTAAGTTTTGGCAGCTGGTGAACGACAGCGATAGCACCAACCGCAGCGAAGCCTTGCAAGATATTCGGTTTGCAGCTGGTGACCAGTGGCCTGTGGAAATCCAAAACAGCAGGAACCTTGAGGCCAGGCCGTGCCTGACGATTAACAAGATTGATGCCTACGTGCGCCAGGTGACCAACCAGCAGCGCCAGCAGCGCCCCCGTATCAAGGTGCATCCAGTAAACAACCTGGCTGATTACAAGATTGCCCAGGTGCTTGAAGGCATTACCCGTCACATCGAGGTCAACAGCAACGCCGACACCGCCTACGACACCGCTTTTGACTATGCCGTGCGAATGGGTTGGGGTTACTGGCGCATCAATACGAAGTATGTTAGCGAGGATTCTTTTGACCAAGAAATCTATATCGACGCCATTGATAACCCGTTTACGGTTTACTTTGACCCTAATTCAGTGCGTCCAGACGGGTCAGATGCCGAGCGTTGCCTTGTTACAACACTGTTGAGCAAGACCATTTTCAAAGAAATGTACCCAGATGCCGACGATGGGGCCAACTTTACGCACCGCAGCACTGGTGACAATTCCGCAAGCTGGGTGACCAAAGAGGATATTCGGATTGCTGAATACTTTCATGTAACCAGGGAAAAAGCCAAACTGTACTTGCTGAGTGACGGTTCCAGCGGGTTTGCAGACTCTGACCGATTCCTGGAGCGTGTAGCAGCCGCGGGATTGACGGTGGTGGATACCCGCGAGAGTTTCCGCAGGGCAGTCAAATGGTGCAAGATGACTGCGCTTGAGATTCTTGAGGAAAAGACCTGGGACGGTAAATATATCCCCATCGTGCCCTGCTACGGTGCCCAGGTCATTGTGGACGACAAGCGCAAAAAGTATGGCCTGGTGCGGTTTGCCAAAGACCCCCAGCGGATGTACAACTTTTGGCGCACCAGCATGACCGAGAGCATTGCCCTGGCGCCCAAGGCCAAGTGGCTGCTTGCTGAAGGCCAGGACGAAGGCCATGAGAACGAATGGGCACTGGCAAACATCAAGAGCAGCCCTGTGCTGCGTTACAAGCAGAAAGACATAGAAGGCCAGCCTGCGCCAGTTCCAGTGCGTCTACAGCCCGAAGCGCCCCCCGCAGGCATCATGGACGCAGCCAGTGCCATCAACATGGATTTACAGATGGTGCTGGGTATCCTAGACCCCAACCAGCTGCCCAGCGGCAACATCAGCGGCAAAGCGCTCCAAGGCCAGCAAAGCCAAACTGATCTGAGCAACTTTCACTTTTACGACAATTTGACCCGCAGTATCAAGCATACGGGCAAGATTCTGCTAGATTTAATTCCCAAGATTTACGATACCCAGCGAGTCATGCGGATTATCGGTAGCGATGGTCAGCCAGACATGACCACCATTAATGAGCAGACCGCGGTGGGCGAAGTGCTGAACGATGTGACCGTTGGCGAGTATGACGTTGTAATGGATACAGGCCCAGGGTTCCAAAGCAAGCGCCAGCAGGCTGTAGAGGCCATGATGCCACTGTTGACAGGCAACAAGGAACTGTTTGACCTGGCTGGCGACCTGGTGTTTAGGAACATGGACTTCCCAGGCGCTGATGTAATTGCTGACCGTCTGGCGGCTCGAAACCCAATGGCGCAAATTGATGAGAAGTCAGATATACCGCCCCAGGTGCAGATGCAATTAGCGCAGCAACAGCAACAACTGCAACAGATGCAGCAGCAATTACAAGCCGCCCAGCTGGAGATCAATAACCGTATGCAAGTGGCACAGCTTAAAGACGAAGGCGACACCAGGCGCAAGCTGATGGACGTTACCGCCAGGGCGCACAACACCGAGACTGTGGCAGAGGCCAGAGTAAATAACGAGAACATTCGCCGGGTTACTACGCAAAACAGGACGGAGATTGAGGCACTGGTCAAAATGTTAATTGCGAGGATGCCGCCTGACCAGCTGCTGATGGAGATTGAAAAGATGAATCAGGAACAAGCCGCATATGCCCAATTTGCAATTCAAGACATTGGCGAAGGTGCCAACCCGTTGATTCAACCAATGCAATAATTGCTAAACCATTTGTTTTCGGGTAATATTGCCCAAACCCGACCCGTGGGTTCTTACGGGGCAAATCCTTGGAGTAATCCATGTCGGAAATAGCGATAAGTGAAACGCAGAAAAGACTTGAGGCCACTACGGTCACAAGCGAAAATTTAGCTGAATTCCAAGCTGAAAAGCTAGGTTTAGCTGACCGGGCGCCCCGCG